TACCAACTTTTTTCTTTTCCATTTTGTTTCCTAATTAAAATAATTTACTAAAAAGTCCAACATTATCTGCATGAGAAGGACTTGTCCATCCTTCAGGTTTTATTAGATCAGGTAATCCAAGTGGATTTGGTCTTGTTGCTTTAATTCCTACTTCTTTAGCCATATTTGCATTTAAAACACGATCCCAAGCTTCAAATGAATTAACATCAAAAGCATTTAATGTTCCAATTGCAACAACACACAGATCGATTAAAGCATCTACAGCATCATCACCAGATTGTGAATTTTGCAGTTCGTTTAATTCCTCTTGCAAGAAACGTATGCGAAATTGTAAAAATTCAGCCAATTTATTTGCATCAAATTCACGTACCTTTTCATTAACACCATATTTGTGGTGCATTGTTTCAATATCTTCAATCCAATTAGCACTCATAATATTTCTACCTTTATATTAGCTTCATTAAACATTTTATTTGAATGGTACCAAGACTCCATCCACTCTTTACGTAACATTATCGATTGCTCTGGTATAACTATTTTAGATATACCCACCTGAATAATACCTTTAGCACATTCATTACAAATTGGTAATCCATGTACATATAACGTCGAATTGTCTAAACATACTCCAGAGTAAGTCGCGTTATAAATAGCATTCATTTCAGCGTGAACAATTAATGACAGTTTAATTTCTCTTACATTTAATCGCTCCTCGTCATCTAATATGCCTCGTGGAAATCCATTGTAACCTTGTGACAGTATTTGACCTTTATCGCCAACAATAACTGCACCTACTTTTGTACTGGGATCTTTTGACCAACTAGCAACTTCTTTTGCTATTGCTAGATACCTATTGTGCCATTTATTAGTTTGCATGATTAGCATCTATTAAATGAAAATGTCTCTCATACACATGCATTGATGCAACATTCCAATAAATATTACCTACTTCAACATGTATCCAATTATCATTTAAATCGCTCACTAGTTGTTGCAGCACATGCTTTTGCCAAGCGTAATCATTTTTATATCCAAATACAGCATCATTAGAACGCATATATACCAAAGCATGTACTTTTCCATCTCGTATTAAATATTGCACGGCGTTAGTACACATGAAGTCAGACATACCATCAACATGATAGTCATCATGCATGCTAGGTCTGTTGTATATCATGATAGCGCGTCTTGAGCAAACGTTTATACTAAGTTCAATTTTAGCGTTGTTATATTGATTACCATTTTCTTCAGAGTATATGCACCAACCATAGTTTGAATTAATGAAACCGTCTTTACTAGATACTTGTTTCCATATCTCTGGCGGACCACCTGGTATATCATTTACATTTAGTGATTGAGACTTGTACCACTCTAACTCTCTTTTTACATAGTCTTCATTCACGCTGCCAAATATAACGGCATCGTCTGCAATAAAAGAAGCATTAATTATTTCAATGGTTTTAACGCCAGTCTTATCTTTGACGTATGCTTTTTTCTTTAATAACTTTTCGAATTGCTTTTTTATTAAACTGCAGCTCATGTTAGATCCTTATTTTTTAATTTATTAAAAATATCTCTATCTTCACGTTGACCTGGAACTTCACCTCTTATATAAGCAACAACAAAAGATGCGTAATTTATCATATCAATAGCTGAGTCTTCAACAGACTCATAATTTACAGCGCCACCTGCTTCTTGTGTTTCTAATACTGAAACCATACGCAAATATTTTGCTTTAATAATATCTAATATAGTCCATACGCCATGCTCATAATAATCAGCCTGTTGAACTCTACTAACAGCGTTATTATAGTCATTGCCTTTTTTCTCTTGTATATCTGCAGCCTCTAATAATATGTTAGCAGATGCACGGGTGTATTTATTTTGCATGATTTAATCCTTTTGTTTTGTTATTGAGTACAATAATAACACATGTATTTAATTTGTACACATTTATTTGAGAATAATTGAGAAGATATGAAAACAACTGAGCATCAAGCCCAAGTTATGTTAATAACCTGGTTTCGTATGCAATACAAGCAATACAAATACCACCTATGGGCGATTCCTAATGGTGGGTCTAGGCACATAGTCACGGCAGTCAATTTAAAGGCAGAGGGAGTGCTTGCCGGAGTCAGCGATCTGTTCTTAATGATTCCTAAAGGCGAGTACCACGGAATGTTTATTGAGATGAAGGCTAAGGCTGGCAAAGTGTCTGATAGTCAGAAAGAGTTTATGGCAGCAGCTAGTTCAATGAACTACAAGACAGTTGTCTGCTACGGATTTGATGAAGCTAAAGAAGCTATTGCTAATTATTTAAAGTAATTGTGTACAAATATAAAAATGTGATTATAATAAGTTCTCATTCATACTAATGGAGAAAACAAATGGAATGGTTTAGACACGATTCAAATGCAAACCTTGACGAGAAACTGCAAGAGGTTTTGCTTGATTACGGATTAGAAGGATATGGACTTTATTGGTACTGCCTTGAGTTAATTGTTGGTAAAACTTCAGCAGATAACATTACTTTTGAATTAAAACACGACGCAAGAATTATTGCTCGCAATACAGGATCAACTGTGCAGCGAGTTGAAGAAATGATGAAAAGGTTTATAACTGTTGGTTTATTTGAGAACGATGGAAATAAGATAACGTGTTTAAAAGTAGCAAAAAGACTAATGACATCAGCAACTAGTAATCAAAAAATGAGAAATATGATACACGACATACGTCAAAGTCATGATGGCGTCATGACGCGTTGTGATTTGGTCATGAGAGAAGAGAATAGAATAGAAGAGAAAAGAATAGATAAGAAAGAAAAGACTATAAAGAAAGGATTTATTGATGATTTCTTTGAAGACTTTTGGTATAAATATCCAAAGAAAATAGGAAAAGAAGCTGCACGTAAAGCATGGAATAAAGCAAACCCTGACATTATTAAAGTAATTGATGCTATTAACTGGCAACGAGAAACTAAACAATGGCAAGCAGAAGATGGTAAGTACATACCACACCCAGCTACTTATTTAAACCAAGGTCGCTGGCAAGACGAAGCGCCAGAACAAGCAGTACCATTTTAGGATATATCATGATAGAAACAGACAAGCAAGCTTTTAAAGATATGGTAAACGCAGTATTTACTATTTATGGAAAACAATTGCCTGAAAAAGAGATGCTGCGTATATGGTGGCACAAACTAGAACGATTTGATTTTAATACTGTTGGTCGCGCATTTGATAAATGGACCGATACTCCAAACAAGTTGCCTCAACCTGCAGACATAGTTCAAATGTGTAAGCCAAGAGAAGCTGAGTACCATGCATTACCAGCTCCAGTTAGTATTGCTGATAACAAAGTTAATGTTGAAAAACTAAATAAGTTTATTGCTGAAAAGATTAAACCAAAAGATGACTTTCATGCTTGGGCTAAACGGATATTAAAGACTCCGCAAAACTTTCCTGAAAGTTCAGTAGATGCTGCAAAAAAATTGTTAGGTGATAATTATGGTATGGCATAACGTTGATAGATACCAAATAAAATGTGGACAATTCATAATTGCTAAATATTTTTCAGGATCTAACGTAAGATATGGATTAAGTAATAACAATAAAAATATAGGATATTATGATTCTATTGATGAAGCAAAAATATCAGCTGAGAAAGAGAATAAAATTGGATAATGTTACATGTAACGAGTGGATAAAGAGAATGAAAGCAGCTGGGTTTACTGGCAAGTTTAGAGCAACAGACGGTACAAGAGTAATAACTGGTGAAATAACGCAAGATAAAATAGAAACTGTAAAAGTCACGACATCAGATGAGTCACGACAAAAAATAAAGGATATGTTTAAAAATGCAAGAAGTTAAAAACTTTAATATAAGCACGAGTAATTTGCCTTACTTGTTTGAAAAGATTAAGGCATTAGATCTATCACATGGCTATGTGGCTAACGTAACCATCAAGTCACACACTCGCAACATAGAGCAAAACAGTAGGCTCTGGAAGCTATACAGCGCACTAGGTGATTACATTGGTGAAACACCGGACAAGGTTCATGAACTAATGGGATGGAAGTTCCTGCGCAGTCAGTCTGTAGTCAATGGTGAAACGATTGAAGTCATTAAGAGTACAACCAAACTATCTACATCAGAGATGGCTGACTATCAACGTCATGTAGAAATATGGTCTGGAACGATCGGTTTTGTATTCAATGACTAAAGCTGAAAAACAATACATTAACCGCGTAGCAGAACTTGGCTGCATTATTTGTCGCATGCCAGCAGAGATACATCACCTGCGTACCGGAATGGGTCTAGGAATGCGTAACGATTATAAGAATGCCATACCACTCTGTCCTACGCATCATAGGACTGGCGGTCACGGCGTAGCGTATCACGCAGGTAGATTAGCATTTGAAGAAAACTTTGGTAGTGAAACTGAATTATTAGAAAAGGTTAGGAGTTTATTATGATTATATTTCGTAAGAAGGTTGATGCGTGGGTAGTAACAGCTAGGGACTCAAATTCTAAAGTTGTCCATATAGGCAATTACAAAACAAAAGAAGAAGCAGTGATAGCAGAACAGTCATACAGAGATAAAAAACTAGCAATATCATACGCTATGCAGCAAGATAAACTAGACAAGATGGCAAAAGAAATGGTTGCTAGATACAATGTATACCTAGAGTTTTGCGTACTACCTAAAACATTGACAGACATGCGCGAGCAATTAGATAATGATAAAAATACAGCATCTAATACGATCAAAAGTTTAATGGCGCGTGGATTTATGAAAAGTATGGTTGTAAGTGACACAGGTACACGTAAATATTATAGTTTTGTAACTACGAAACTTATGAGTTACGAGGATGCGCTGGATTACGTATCACCAAAGAAATACAAACCTAAAGATACAAATGAACCTACATTACCTGGCGCTAGAGTAATTAATTTTGATAACAAGAAATTGTCTGAACTTTATATGTCACAAAGAAAAACAGATCGTGCTAATATGAAATCACCAAAAAACCATGTAAGTGGTTCAACTATGTCAGGGAGTGATTGGTAATGAGAGTTACTAGCGATGGTTCAAGTGCAAGCTACTATGAGTTGCCTAATAATGCTAGTGAGTTACAGGACTTGATTAGCGCAAAGAATATGA